GTGGGGGCGTCCTTGAAAAAACGAGGGGGGGGGAGGGGGCTGTCCTTTGTGAAGTTTTCAACACCTTCAGGGACAGCCCCTTTTTCAACGGTTTTATCGGTTGATACCGCTTATATAGGGAGCCGGTAAGCTGCGCCGATGCTCGTCATAAAGACCTGCTTGTTGAGTTTAGTTTCTACGGCTCCGCCTCCGATATAATAATCCTGCTTAAAATACTGTATGTACATAAGACCGAGCGTGAGCGTAAGATTGTCGATCGGCCGGTATTCGACGCCGGTACCGATTACGAGGCTGTCCAACACGGGGTTAAAAGTATTGTTTACCGTTTTCTTTATCCCCCGGTTGCCGTAGGACAGTCCCAAACTCGCCGTCACTTTATCGTTGATGTCGTAGTCCGCTCCGGCCGCCAATTCCCATGAATCGCTGTAGTCGGATTTGCCGAGCACCGAATTGAGCTGGGCGAACGAGTTGAAGTAGTAGTTAAAGCTTGCGGATACGTACAGCGGCTTCAGCACCTGATAGCCCGCTCCCATATTCAACGCCGCAGGCAAATCCGTGTGGAACGTTTCACCGTCAACGATTCCGAGGTTGCTGCTGAGCATTCCTTTGGCGTTTTTCACTTCGTATTTCATATCGGAATGGAGTTGGAACTGCGTCGAGAGCGTAAGGGCGGGAAAGGGGCGCACGTTGATGCCGAACACGCCGCCGACGCCGAAAGCGCTCGCATCGTAGCTGATTTTATTTCCTTGATTAACGCCGACAAAAGTTGCATCATCGCTCTTTAACTCCATCGATTGCGTCGCCTGGAGCAGGCGGAGCGCGCCGGAAAAGGAGATGAAATTTTTCAGGCAGTACGTAAATCCGACCTGCTCTCCGTAGGTCATAGACGAAAGCTCTACCGAATGATTTCGTGCGGATGAGGGAAAATGTGTTGCTAATGCGGCAGCAGTTGCGGTCGTACCGTCTTTGTACGAAAGTTTTCCGCCGCCGGCGTAGATGCCGAAATTTCCGAATACGGTAAAGGGGCCGTGCTTGTATACGATGTCGGCATTCGGGTAAAACCACGCGGCCGTCTTATCGCTGAAATCTTTTCCGTTCGGATAGAGCGGCATTGCACCCTTTGGAAACGAGTTCGTGTATTTTTTAAATACGAATTGATTGCCCGTATCGAAATACAATCCGTCTTCCAAAAAGCCCGTACCCGCGATATTGTAAAAGACCGCTTCGGGACGTTTCGCTTCCGCATTGCGGCTCGGATTTCGCAAGTATCCGGGATTCATATTCGTTTTGTTTTCAACGCCGTCGGCAAAAGCCGCGGCTCCGGCAAGTACAGCGACGAGCGCTGCGACAATGATCGATCTCTTCATATTACCTCCTCATAAAAACCTTATACGGAATGTCAGAGCCGGCGGCGCGGCGCTTTTAAACCTTCCTATAAATGCGGCATTGCAGAAAGTATCAACTTTCGAAAATGCCGCATTAGTGCGCGAGCCTCGCAACGAGCGCTTAAGCGTGAAGTTTCAAGCGGCGCACACGTATATCCGCGAGTTTTCTGCAAAAAAACTCGAAGTTAAACGAGACGCGCCATTTCAGTGTCTCGTTTAAACCTCGGTATCCGTAAACATCGGCTGTTACCGCTTCGAATCTTTCGAATAAAGGCCGAGCGGCGCCGTTTCGGAAAAATATGCTTTATACACGCTCAACGCTTTTTCCCGCGTAAGCTCGTCGATAATTTCGTATGCGTCAAGGTACGAGCGCGCATCGGCGAGCGTATCGCCCTTCGCTCCCGCTTCAAGCCCTTCGTGTATAAGAAGCGCCGTTCCCCTGTTTGTCTGCGTTCCCGAAAGTTTTTCGAGTACCCAATTTCTCAGCAGCTCTTCTTTAATTTGCGGAAACGATGTTTCGTTTTCCAATTCCGCACCGAACGCGGCAACCGCACTTGCATACATTTTATCGGTTGAGGAAGTACGGCGCGCGTGAGAAAAAGTTATGACGGCAGCCTGCATCGCATACGTCGAACCGTCCGCGTGTACGGCGGTATCGGCTGATATGCGGCGCGCATCTTTTTGGAGACGGGCGCACAGCGCATACAGGAACGCATTGAATACGGTACAATCGTCCGTGCCCGCAGGAGGAGAAGGAAGCCAATACTGTACGGGATCCGAAAAATCGGTCGTCGGAACAAGCGTTTCGGGACGGGGGCCCGCATCTTTTGCCGCGACATCGGTAAAAAAAAGATGGCGGAGCGCGACGGAAATTTTTTTATTATCCGGAAAAACCGGAACCGCTGTCAAAGACGTTCTTTCGTTTCTCGGTTTTTGTTCGGCAAGCATACCGAGCGACGAAGCGAGAGCGTCGCGTATAAGGGGAACGTCGAATTTGCCGGTGACGATAAGCGTATAACGCCCGGCATCGAGAAGCGACGGATAAGCTGCGAGGACTGCCGCATATTGCGTTCCTTCGAGAATATCCCGATTGCTGTCGAATACCGCGGTGTACGGAGTATCCGGAAAGAGAGCGGCGACGGCGCGGCTGTACAATTGATTTGCGGTGTTTCCGTCACGCAGTCTTTTTTGCGATCGCGCATTGTACACAAGTCCGTCCGCTTGAGACGGCTGAATATCGCCGTAGATGAGCGCGCGCGATATGCACGGAATAATGACGCTCATATCGTCCGCAAAACTTTCGACCGAAACCGTTCCGCTCGTCAAATCGATTTCCGCACGAACGGAAGGAGTACCGTCGATCGTACCGAGTTTTTTTTGCATATCGATTTCTTTTTGAATATTGTCCGCAAGCGCATAGATGAGTATGGAAAAAAATCCGGGATTCGCCGCGGAGCCGAGCTCGCCGCCGCTTACGGAAAGCATGAGAAGAGCGGTCGATGAAAAATCGTTTTGTTTGCATACGACGGGAATGCCGTTTGCAAGCGTAAACGATGAAAACGCGGCGCGGTTTTGTGCGCGGTAAAATGCCGCATCGGAAATCTCATTTTCATTTTTATCCGCCGTTTCTTCGGCGCTATTGTTTTTTTGAATGTTTTTATACAATTCCTGCGTATACCACGATCCGTTTTTTTGCGTTATCGATTCGTAGCCCGCAGCGGCGAACGCTTTTGCATAACGCTTATAGACGCCGCTGTTGACGAGTACAAACACAAAGGGCGATTCTTCGGAATACGCATCTTCAAACGCCCGGACGTCAAAATTAATAATAGTATCGGTTCGTGAAAAAAGCCGTTCGATAAGCGGCATCGCTTTTTCTTCCTCGGAACGGCATAGGTCCGCCGCCCACAGTTCGGAAAGAGCCGTCATAAGCGCTCCGGGATTTCCGAAGAGCTCCCGATACGATGCGATAAGATTTTCTTTCGCATATATGAGTTCGTCGCTTGAAAGCGATTGTGCGGCGTTTTCTATACATGAAAGAAATGCCGCGCTCTGTTTTACGGGAGATGTTTTCGATTTTTCAAAAAGCGCTTGAAAAACGAGGCGCGCCTTTCCGCCGCTATGAACGGCAGCCGCATCGATGTAGTCGGGAGAGCGGATACCGAGCTCTTTATGAGACAGCACCGCCGATTTAAAAGACGATGCGCGCTCGTTAAATGCCGCGCCTGCAATATCGGCTTCCGATGCGGAAAGCTCCGTATATTGTACGACGATCTGCGTCAAGTCCGAAGAAAAAAGCGGATCGCTTATGACAAACTTTTTTTGCCGCGCTTTATCGCCGCCGGATTCCGCCGCACTCTTTTTCCCGCGTGATATGTACTCCGCAGTAAGCGACGGCCGTGAACCGAACGTTTTTTCCGCAGCTTTAAGCATCGCGGACTTTTGCATACCGCCGCTTATAAAAAGCGCACTGTTGTTCGGTACGTAATATGACCGGGCAATATTCATAAGAACGGAACGGACACCGGCAAGCGGCATTTTCATAAAGAGTGCGGGATATACGCCGCTGTTTTGCTTCCACGGTTCGCCGGCGTATATACGCGCATCCATACTCGAATTGATAAAACCCGCCGCGCTGAGCGAATAATTCATCGATTCGTTTTTCATCGCGGTAAAGTGCGTGCGGATGAGTTCGTCGTCGAACGAAGGATCGAACGCGCAATGTGCAAGCGCTTCGAGCGTTTTTTCAAGATCCGAAGGAGCCGCCGTCAGAGTACAGCAGACGGCATCGACCGTACAGGAAACTTTTGCAGCCGAAAGCATATCGCTGCCGCTCCGTGTCGGATCGGACGCTTGCCCCGCACGGGTGAAGAGGCGCGCATACAGAGGGAAAAAACCGGCCGTTTCGGGAGTTTGAGCGTTTGTGCCAGCGCGTACCGCGTATTCGATTCTTATCGGAGCCGCCGAAAAATCTTCGAGGACAAAGACGCGCATACCGTTTTCAAGCGTATATTCGGCAAAGTTCGACGGAGAAAATCCGTCGGCGCCTGCAGCGGAAAAAATGCAGAACGCAAAGAGAAAAATAAAAACGGAAGAGCGAATCGATTGTCGGAACATCATAAAGCTATTGTATCATATCGTATATGCTTTCAACAGCATAGCCTTCGACCGGCAGCCGCGCACATTTTTCTGATAAAGCCAGAGAATAGAATGTTAAATGACGGAGAAAAGGCGGGATTTTCCGGGAAAAAGCGGGAAATATCGGGAATATAGTGCAAGCGCGTTACAGGATATGCAATTATTTAGGGAGCCGAAAGGCTCTTTTTTTTATGCCTGCGATTATATTAACAGCCGTTTCGAGAGTTTTACGGACGAAAGTCGGTAAGATAAGGAAACGGAGTTTAAGAATGCTGCGGATAAAAATAAATCGATACAAAACATCTTATGATTTTAAGGCCGACCCGAAAAAGCCGGACAGTTTTGAAAACAACTGGAAAAACAACAGCCTCGATGATTTTATCCTGACCGCAGACGATACGGAGCTTTTCCGCTGCCGTTGCCAAAGCGTCGCAAATTATTGCTTTGGGGAACAGCGTCCCGGCGACACAGTTCCGCACGGTGACAGCGTTGCCGCGGGAGATTTTACAGTACGGTGCTTTGTGCCGCCGCGCAGGTTTCACGGACAAATCCATGCGATTACAAAAACGCGCGACATCGACGGGCAGGAAATAGACCGAAATGCGATGCAGACGACAAGAGGCGGTTATCAAAACGGCCGCTGGCTTATCCATGACCGATTTTCGTTTGCACTCGGCGCCGACACCCGTTATGCGTGGAGCGCCGGCTGCTTTATTCTCTCGTCGAATGATTTGGATGCGTTCAATCGCGTTTTAAAATCATGCGGAGTAAAAGCCGGTGATGAAATACAGGGAACTTTGATAGAGGTGTAAGCATGGAAGAGAAAAAGGGAATCGATATGAAGACGGTGAGCAATGTGATGGCTGGCGTAGGCATCGCGATCGTTATCGGGTCGTTCGTTTTAAATGCCGTCGGCATAACACATATCGCGATGCCGGACGCGCTCATGGCAGGCGGTTTTTGCAAGGCCGTATTTTTGCCGGTCGATACGTCGATTTGGATAAACAATATATACAAGGGTAAAGCAGGTGTTGTGTAGCAAGCTGAAAAAAATCCTACTTACCGTTTGGGCAGTCCTTGCATCGGTGTGTGCCGTAGCAGGGTTTATTTTGCTGCGTAAACGGGATCGAAAAACGGTTGAGGAGAAAGCGCAAAATGCAAGGGATAAAACGAAAGAAGAAATTGAACAGACGTCCGGCGGCGATCTTGTTGATGCTGCTTGTAATGCAAATGAGCTACGCAGGGAACGGGAGTCGATCGCCGAACAGTTCAGAGCTGAAGTACGGAATCGACTTAACGAAAAGCTACACGGGGAAGGAAGTCCAAGCTCTCATTGATATCGTCGTTGAAGAGTCTGAGAAAAGCATAGACGAGGCATATAACGCAGGGTACAAGCAAGGGGTACTCGCTTATAAACCGGATGCCGAATACTGGAAGGTAAAGGCGCAGGGCTTTGAAAAGGAGCTGCACAGAAAAACGATAAAAAATTGGATGTTTTGCTTGAGCGGGGTCAGTATAGGATTTTTAGGAGGAATCGGTTTAGGCATCGGGCTACGCTTGAGCTATTAAACTGCAGCAACTATGGAGATAGCGAAATTTGTTCTTTATTCGATCGGATCGTTTGTGTCGGTATTTACGCTTTCTTTCAGTATTTTTCAATATTGGAAAAAGAAGCAGGAGGATAAATACGATGCCTTTAAAACCGACACGAAAGAAAGTTTACAGCGGGAAAGCGAACTCCGCCAAAGGGATATAAACAAATTGGAAAAGAGGATTGAAAACCTCGAAAACACATTTGTACAGTCGGTAGAACATCGCATGAGCAATATCGAAGGCGAACTGAAAAGTATGCGCCCGATTTTGCAGTCCATACAAAATTGGTTTATCAATAAAACACCGCGAGGGTGATGGAAATGGAAAATATATTTTTGCCGAATCAAAGAATACTCATCCTGCAAGGGCTCGAAAAGGATGCCGGCAGAACGCTGTCGAATGAAATGCTCCAACGGCTTTTAAAAAGCTACGGGCATACGGTAAGCCTCGCAGATGTGAATGCGCTCGTGAACTGGCTTGAACGCCGCGGCTATGTACGCACGGAACGACTCGCAGATAAAGCGTTGGTGTTGGCAAAACTTACTCGTCCTGGTTTGGATGTTGCGCTCGGGCTTTTACGCGCAGACGGTATCGATCCGCCGTTCGAGGAGTAATGCATGGGACAGAAAAGCGCCGTCGATCGGCTGCCGGAAGATTTACGGAAAAAGCTCATCGAATTACTCAACCGCCCCGATGTCACGCAGCTTGAGATAGTGGACGCTATAAATGCGGAAGCGGGAGAGCCGCTCATCTCGAAAAGCAGCTTGAACCGCTATGCCGTCAGAATGAAAAAGTTTGCCGAAAAGAATCGGCAGGCACGTGAGGTTGCGGAAGCGTATCTTGAAAAATACGGCAGCGATACGCGGAACCGGCTCGGCAAAGTGGTAAACGAACAAGTGCGCCTCGTTGCTTTTGACCTTATCTCCGAGTTGGAGGAATTAAAAGAAAAATCGGAAGTCGATCCCAAATTGATGACGGAAGTCATCTTCAAAGTTGCTCGGGGATTAAAAGATTTGGAGCAGGCGGAAAAGCTGAACGCAGAACGGGAAGACGAAATCAGGAAAGCAGTCCTTGCCGAAGCCGCCGCAAAAATCGATGCGGTCTGCAAAGAGCAAGGTGTCAGCACAAAAAAGAAAGAGATCATAATGCGGGAATTATTCGGGATTTCACAATGACCATAGCTGAAGCCTTAAACAAAGATATATTGCTCGATTATCAAAAAAAATGGCTGCTGAACGAAGCGAAGGTTAAGGTATGGGAAAAAAGTCGGCGTATCGGAGCAAGCTATGTCGAGGCGCTGTGCTCTGTGTTGCTTGCCTCGCTTTCCCGCAGTGCCGGCGGCATGAACTGTTATTATCTTTCGTACGCAAAGGAGATGACGCAGCAGTTTATCAACGATGCCGCTTTTTGGGCGAAGCTTTTAAACATCGCATACAGCGATCTGGGTGAGACGGTCATCAAAGACGAGGATAAAGACATTACAGTCTATAAAATCCGCTTCGGCTCCGGTTTTGAGATTTGGGGCTTGCCGAGCGTACCGCGATCGCTGCGCTCAAAGCAAGGGCATGTGATAATCGATGAGGCGGCGTTTTGCGACGACTTGCCGGAGCTACTTAAGGCGGCTTTGGCGCTTTTGATGTGGGGCGGATCAGTCGCAATATTGAGTACACATAACGGAGAAGATAACCCTTTTAACGATTTGATAAAAGAAATTCACGAGGGAAAAAAAGATTACGCTTTGACGCGAACAACCATAACCGACGCTTTGAGCGACGATTTGTATAAACGCATTTGCGAGGTAAAAGGCGAAGAATGGAGCAAGGAAAAAGAAGCGGCGTGGCTCGATGCTCTCATTAAAGATTACGGGGACGGGGCTGACGAAGAGCTTTTTTGTGTGCCTCGCGCAAGCGGTACGCAATATTTTCCGCGCGCTCTTATCGACAGCGTAAAAGAGGATGTACCTGTCTTCCGTTTTGTCGAAAGCGATGCGTTTACGTTTGAATCGGATTGGAAGCGCGAGCGGAAAATCAACGCGTGGTTTAAGGAAATACGGCCGGTACTGCAAAGCGCGGATAATCCCGTCGTTATGGGCGAAGACTTTGCGCGGTCGGGAGATTTAACCGTCATTTGGCTCGATGAGATTATTGCCGAAGGGAAGACGAAAACGCTCTGCGTTATCGAACTGCGCAACATACCGTTTGCACAGCAGTGGCAGCTCATAAAGCTCATCGGAAACGGATTAAAAGATTTTGAAGGAGCCGCCTTTGACTCTAGAGGCAACGGACAGATGATCGCCGAGTACGCCGCGCAAGAGTGGCCGGGCTATGTGTATCAGGTGATGTTGAGCCGTAAGTGGTACGCCGAAAACTTTCCGCATCTTAAAAGCGCGCTTGAAGATAAGAACACGACCGTACCGAACGATATTTTTATCCGAGACGATTTTAAGGTCGTCAAGGTGGTACAGGGAGTACCGCTCATTACCGAACGCACTGGAGGCGGGAGAACGAAGCGGCACGGAGATGCCTGCATTGCAAAAGTGATGGCAAAGTATGCGGAACTGCAGAGCTACGAAGCGAACTATCAGCCGTATGCCTACGAAGCGGTAAAGACAACGGCAAAAATTGGCGCTAAAGGAGTTGACCCATGGAACGGTTGGGACGATTAAAAGAAGCGGATACAACGAAAAAAGAACAGATACATAAAAAAGAGCTTACCGAACAGCGTGCGACACCCGTGGCGAACTCAAACCGCGATCTATGGTCGGGAGGCCTTGTCGCGGGTCTTACTCCGGAGCGGCTTGCCGTCATTTTGAATCGGGTACGGCGCGGAGAGGTACCCGCCGAGTATTTGGAGATCGCCGGAGAGCTTGAAGAGCGGGACGCGCATTATCGCTCGGTTCTCTCGACGCGTAAGCACGCGGTCGAAGGACTGGAGCTGTATGTACAGGCAGGAGGCGACGATAAAGAAGCGCTTACCGTTGCGGAAGCGGTAAATGAAGATATCATCAGCCATGCCGACAGCATGGATTTGATAAAGAACGCGCTCGACGCATTGGGCAAGGGATTTTCCGTCAATGAAATCATCTGGAATACCGAAAGTACCCGCTGGAAGCCTGCAACGTTTATCTATCGCGATCCGCGCTGGTTTGCCTACGATAAGGTGACGGGCGTGCTCTCGCTCCGAGATGTGTACGGTATGGAACTGCACCCGCTTGAGCCGTACAAGTTTATCATACACGAGCCGAACTTATTGAGCGGCAAACAGATAACAAGCGGCTTGAGTTTTACCGCGCTTTTTTATTGGCTCGTAAAAACCTACGACGTAACAAGCTGGGCGGCGTTTGCCGATCGCTTCGGCTATCCGGTCAGGCTCGGAAAGTACGGCAGGAAGGCTACAAAAGAGGATATCGCCACTTTGAAGCGAGCGGTTGCCGCGATCGGAAGCGACGTCGGTGCGGTGATCCCCGACGCTATGGCGATCGATATCATCGAAAGCAAGACGACGGCGGGCAACTCCGAAGTATACGAGAAGATTGCCGAATGGGCGGATAAACAGTTATCAAAGCTCGTGCTCGGACAGACCGCAAGCGCCGAAGGTACGCCCGGAAAACTCGGTGACAGCCAAGACCAGCAGGCAGTCAGGCAAGATATTTTGAAAGCCGACGTGCGCCAGCTTGAGCAGACGCTGAACCGCGATCTTGTTATTCCGTATGTAAATTTCAATTTCGGAAAACAGGAGAGATATCCGAAGCTCCGCATAAAATACGTCGAACCGAAAAACGTGCAGCTCATCGTCGACTCGGTTACAAAGCTCGTGCCGCTGGGATTTAAGGTAAAAGCGCAGGAGATACATGCACTTTTGGGATTGTCGTCACCTGAAAAAGACGATGAGGTTTTAATCGCTCCGGCCGCATACGAGCCGATGATGAACGCGCAGAACGCAGGGCGCATTGCACTGAATGCAAGCGATGTTACACAAAGCGAAAGCGATGAAACAGTGGACGACAAGACACCGGACGGCTTTGTCGAAATTACCGACGACATAGCGGCGGTAATCGAAAAGGCGGCGGATAAAGCGACAGATTTTAAGAGTTTTGAAGCGGAGCTTGAAAAGCTCGTAAGCGGCTGGGATGCTGAAAAGATTGCCCGTACGATGGCGATCGTATTTTTTAAGGCGCGAGCCGAAGGCGATGCGAACTTTGCCGAGGAAGAATAATTTTATGGAAATGAATGAGAATATAAAATTACTGCACGGCGATTGTATAGAGCTTTTGCCGAAGATACCGGATGAAAGCATAGACGCAATTATCACCGATCCACCTTATGGCTATTTGAAAAATCAGAAGCTCGATATTCCTTTCAATGAAGATACTTTTTTTCACGAGGCAAAACGGATATTAAAATCCGCCGGCTTTATTGTTATGTTCGGACGCGGTACCTCATTTTACCGCTGGAATACAATACTTGCGGACATAGGGTTTGTATTTAAAGAAGAAATCATCTGGAATAAAGTACAGACAAGCAGTCCCTTGCTGCCGATAAACCGCGTCCACGAAACAATCAGCATACACACAAAAGGAAAAGGCAAAATAAACAAAACACGGATGCCGTATCTTGAGATGAAAGGGCACGACATAGAAGCTATTAAACGCGATATAAAAAGATTACTGGCAGTTTTTTCTAACGCAAAAAGTCTTGAGGCTGTAAAAAAATATTTGGAACAATATAGCCCACCTGCATACTGTCAAAAGTCGGCTGCAAAACACTTTGCATCGCATACCGGTTTTATTAACGGGTGCGATCGTAGCCTTGCAGTTATAGATAGTTTAAACAGAGGACTGCGGGAAAAAACAATACTACACATTTACGGTTATCCGTATACTACAAAACACGATATTACGTGTACAAAAAATTTGCTTGATATAGACCGTCCTGTAAAAGTCGCTAGAAGTATGGAGCATGGATGCGTGGAAAAATCGATCATGCAACAAACACGGGAGCATTATACAATGCAGCATCCGACACAAAAACCGGTGAGACTTATGGAGCGGCTTATGGCGTTAGTTACCCGAGAGGATGCGCTTGTCCTTGATCCGTTTATGGGAAGCGCCTCAACCGGTGTTGCTTGTATCAATACCGGCCGCAAGTTTATCGGTATGGAGCTGGATGACAATTATTTTAGCATCGCTAAAACGAGGATTGAAAACGCGATAAGAGAAAACGAACGAAGCCTTTTCAGTGAGCAAGGAGCGGCGGCGAATGCCTGAAAAGTTTATCCCGAAAGAGGCGCTCGACTATATCAAAAATAAAAATCTCAAAGTCGGTTTCAGCTATAAAGACGTATGGAACGAAGAGCACGCGACGGCTTTTACCGTTGCAAAAGCGATGCAGATCGATGTTTTAAGCGATATGAAAAAGGCTGTTGAAAAGGCGCTGGAGGACGGGCAGAGCTTTGAGAGTTTTAAGAAAAACATAAAGCCGACACTCCAGCAAAAGGGATGGTGGGGCAAAAAGCAAATGACCGATCCGCTGACCGGTCGCGAAGTCGATGCACAACTCGGAAGCGATAGGCGGCTCCGAACGATTTACAATGTGAATTTGCGGAGTGCGTACCAAAAGGGACAGTACGAGCGCACGATGGCGAGCGATTTACACCCGTACTTAATGTACCGGGTCGGCAACAGCCAAAAGCACCGCGAGCAGCACCTTGCATGGGACGGCCTTATCCTGCCGAAAGACGATCCGTGGTGGAACAATCATTTTCCGCCGAACGGGTACGGGTGCAAGTGCTACACGCGGGCGGTAACGGGAGCACGAAAACAACGATATGAAAACGAAGGCATAAAAGTACCGCCTGCCGCCGACGGATCGGGCGGCGGGACGCTCCGCATAAAAACAAAAGCGCCTCCGGACAAATATCGCAACTATTTTAACGAGCGAAAAGGAACGCTTGAAAGATTACCGCAAGGCATCACGCCGGGATTTAACTGGAATCAGGGGCAAACGGGACGGACGATCCCGGTGCTGCAGGAGTGTTTGAAAAAGGCACAACAGGAGATGCCGCAAGAGATTGATGCCGTTATTAAAACGCTGCAGAACTCGACAATTTATCGGGATGAGCTTTCGGCGTTTGTAGACGAAGCGTATAAAAATAAAGAGATAAATCGCGTGAACACTCGAAACACAACGCCGGTCGGATTTTTCGATAAAAAAATCATCGATTTTTTGCACACGCAAGGGATCGATGCCGATGCACGAAATATCATTGTGCTCGAGCAATATCTCATTACGAGCGATAAATATTTAAAGCGCCACACTGCCGCCGGCAATGCACCGACACGGCAAGACTGGAAAAACCTGTTTGATTACCTTGCCGACGCGGATGTCTATTGGAACGGCGAAAAAAAGAATTCTTTGCTTTTCCTGAAAAAACTGACTGAAATGAAATATCTGAAAATTGCCGTTGATGTATCTGCGACAGAAAAATATTTAAAACTGCCAAAAATAGATACGATGTTTTATATGGATATTTCTACGGAAAGCGAATCCGGCATTGAAGCATACCGCAAGATAATAAAATTAAAAAAAATAAGATAGGAATCCGGCAGCCTACATCCCCGTTCCGTTACCGCCGGGGGAGTTTCCCTTGTGGGGTCTGTCCCTGGTCGCTGAGGTCATAAAGACACACACGACGCACTCTTACCGTATCCTATCTTACCTTTACTCTAACCCCAAATAACACAAAAGTCAAGTTTTATTAACAGCCGTTACAGCACACGGCAAGCGCAATCTTATTAAAATACTCATAACCTCGATCGACAACATCGATCCAATCGGATGTCCCGCCGGCGGACTCGTGCCGGCCCATTTTTTCAAGGAAGGTAGACATGAAAAAATTCTTTTTAATTCTTGCGCTCGCCCTCATCGCAGGAGGCGCGGTTTGCATGAGTTACAGCACGTACTGGGTGTTCGACGTGATCGGCGGTATCGTGCTGATCGTCGGATGTGCGCTTGCAACGGTTTACGCAATTAAAACCGTCAAGAAAAAACCGACGCTTATCGCGCTTTTATGCGCGCTATACACGGCCGTCGTGCTACTGCTTATTGCAGGTGCGGTTACTTTTTCCGGGACTATATTATTGGCAATTCTCGGGTCGGCAGCTCTAATACTCTTCGGCTTTCCGCTCGCACGTTTCAACCTTTGACAACGCTATCGACAGGCGGCGGGACGGCAAATTTCATCCCGCCGCATCTATGATTTTAAAAAGGACGGTTTGCGTGAAACTGTATATATCCGGTCCGATCACGGGCATAGAAAATTATGAAAAAAACTTCCTCGCCGCCGAGCGTGCACTTCGCCTGCGCGGATACATCGTCGTAAACCCGTGCAAAATACGGCATCGCGGAACGACGTGGGAAGATTACATGAAAAAGGATATAGCCGCACTGCTCGACTGCGACGGGGTGGCAACCCTTCCCAATTGGACAAATTCGCGCGGCGCGAATTTGGAAATACGTATCGCGCAGGCTTTGGGTATGCCCGTTAAGCGTTTTACACGGTGGATCAATGAAACACATTGAAATCGTAATGCGGACATTTTGTTTTTGTTTCGGAGTGCTGCTCGCGCTTTCTATACAGGTAAAAATACATGCAAAAAATGCGGCAGAAGTTTTTGCCAATGCGCTGTTCGCCCTTGTCTATATCGGCGCAACGGTTATATTGCTTGTTCTTCCGTGGGCGCTACCGTTGAGAAATTAAAAGAGAGAAAATAATATGGCTCGTAAATGTGCAGTGTGCGGTAAGTGCAAAACTTCTGGATGCGTGATAGCGCCGGATGAGAAATTGCCTGAAGTGAAAAAAAGAAGTTTTCGTATGCAGTCAAAAATGTGCAGATACTTTTTTTCGACAAATTAAATCGAGCAGAAAAAAGGCTTTGCGAAAAACACTTGAACAAAAAACCGAAAATGCAACCGGTGGCGATTATATGGATATGTGGGTTACACTAACCCCGAAAGAACAAAAACAACTTGCTATGATCGGCTTCGGTTATCTGAGGACGCTCTCCGATAAAACACCGGCAGGGTTTTATAAAGAGTTACGGCTAAGCCAAAACAGGTAAAATCTCTGTCGTAAAGAAGCTATGATTATATTACCCATCAAAAAGAAATGGTTTGACATGATACGGTCGGGAGAAAAACGCGAAGAATATAGAGAAATCAAACCGTATTATACAAGCAGGTTTTCTCCTTTTTTGAAAACAATTGCACCGATCCATGTACGGCTTAGAAACGGTTACAGGAGACAAAGTCCTCATATCGATATCTTATGTTGGCTCAGCATCGGAGAAGGACTTGAAAGATGGGGTGCAAAAACAGGGATACGATATTTTATTCTGCATATTGAAAAAGTATATTAAGGCTGGACTATTTAATCAGGCGTTCAGATCCAGTTTCAAATTGTAAAAATCATGTGATACCTTCCTGCGATTCATATCCTATAAAGAGCATGAAAGCCCCTCCGATGGATTGTTTCGTATAAATGATATCATTGCTTTTATATGTGTTGGTTTCTTTCTGATTGATAAAATCTGCTACAAATTTTCGCACGTTATCAATAGATCGATTCGGTTCAAGCGTTTTAATAACGGCATAGAGGGATAACAGAGCTTCTTCTAACTCTTTATCGTCTGTTGTATTAACAACAAAGATTACACCAATCAAATCATTGTCTGTATTTTTCTGAGTACTTATCGATAGTTGAGCCGACTTATTTACTTCCAGTTTTGCAATACGCGCCTTTTCTCCATCCGAAAGCGTCCAATCAAAATTAACCTTTGCTTTGATATTACCGGCATTTTTTATATATCCTTTTTTGAATTCCTCAAAGGTTAAAACATGGGGCACCGGTGTAACTGTTTCCTCTGTAGGTCTGGAATCAATTTTCAAGGCTATTGCGCCGAAAGCAACGCCGCATACGCCCAGCAAAATCAACCACAAAGCGCCCTTTCGCTGTTTCTTATACGCTTCTGCCTCGTTTTTAAGCGTCTTTGCTTTTATGGCGATATAAATTCCGAATATAAAAAGCACAATGCCTGATGCTATTACAATATACAACAAACCTCTACCTCCACTGTTTTTCTATCTTACAAAACGTAGTTTTTTTTATTTCCGCTTAGTCCACATGCTTAAACGTGTAATGCACCCGTCCGATTATATCAATAGCTTGGCTTTCTGTCGGTTCTTCCCACGCCTCATATTTCGGATTATCGGAAATAACAACGATCTTACCCGGCTTCCGCGCAAGGCGTTTTACATAGCCGCACCCGTCCATACGTAAGGCATAAATCCCCTCGCCGTCCCAACCGCAACTGTCGCAGACGATGAGATCACCGCGCTGCAAGGTCGGTTCCATGCTGTCGCCGTTTACATAGAGCGCGGTAAGGTTATTCCCATAACGTTTTAATTCTTTCGGAACTGCGATATACCCCGTCGATACATCACTGTCGGGTAAAAGCTGTCCCTTACCTGCGGACAGGCTCTGATCAAGGATCGGAATTACGAAACCGCCGTTATCAATAATTTTAGTAATCGGCGGCAAATCTTTAATATTCATATCGACAGGGAAACCGCCTAATTTTGCTTGGCGCTCTTTGATTTCGGCATCAGAGATTATCCCTGCATCTTTCATATCCGAAACAACACCTGTCGTTAGCCCCTTAATCGGATATCCCATTTCCGCCAATCTTATAAGAATTTTTAACGGCGGAGTTGAATGCCCACTTTCATAATTTGCCCATGTTCGCTGAGGTATAGCAAGTCTTTTCCCCATTTCAGCTTGACTCAAATTGAGTTGCTTACGAATTTCTAAGAATTTTTTAGCTAAATCTTGCAAATAAAACCTCTTTTTAAGCCATTTAAGGCTTGACATTTAGCCATTATTGGCTTATTATAGGTATATCGGCTGGAACAATGGGCAACCTAAGCCGGTAAAAAAGAAAAGCGAAAAACCAGCATATTTTCCGCTTTTCCCAAAAACAAGCCTGTAATCAGGCAAGGACGGTATCTATGATACAGCAAAAGCGTAAAATCCACAAGCCGAAAAATCGAACTGTCGGTCACATTTACGGCGGGTGGATCAAGTATCAGCTTGCGCTCATCAACGTATCGCAAACGGACATCGCTGAAAAATTCGGAGTCCGCGATACGTCGGTATGGGCGGTTATTCACGGGCGTCGCACATCGGCGCGCATTCAACAGGCGATCGCCGAAGCGCTCGGGCTTCCCGATTGGCAGACGGTACTCGCCGCTGCAAAGCGGGCAGTAAAGGAGAATGTCGTATGAAAATATTGGCAAAAATCATCTGTACGATTGAAGAAGATAAAAAACCTTTTGCAAGAATAAAAATAAATGCCTCCTACGACAACCTCTTAATGGGGTTAGGGGCACTTTTTAATTCGGCAATAGACAAGATATCACAAGACACATGTGCTCCTAAAAAAGCCGTGAAAGAAGAAATTTTGAAATTTATAAGCAAAGAACGCCATTTTGAAATCTATCAACCAACAGGAGGAAAAGAATGAGTAAACAATTTATGGAAGATGCGCACGGCCGGCAGGTGCCGGTTTCGATGATTAAAAAATTCGATCTCAAACGGAACGATTTGGTATGTTCGATTATGTCGCGCGCTTTTGCCGAACGGGAACGACTCGCCGAGTTCAAGCAGCAGGTATGGGAGGAGATTCAGGCGTTTGTCGATGAGAGCGCGAAAGACAGCGGCGCGAAAAAGCTCGGCGGGAAAAAAGGCAACATCACGCTCACGAGTTTTGACGGGCGCTACAAGCTCATCGTTGCGGTCAACGACGGCATTCTCTTTAATGAAAAATTGCAAATTGCGAAACAACTCATCGACGAATGTATCGGCAAGTGGAGCAAGAACGCACGACCGGAGCTGAAAGTGCTTGTCGACGACGCGTTTAACGTCGGTAAAAACGGACTCGTCAGTACCGGCAAAGTGCTCGGCTTGCGCCGGCTCAACATCACGGACGCAACATGGCGGCGCGCGATGGACGCGATCACCGAGAGCATACAGGTGGTCAGCTCGAAAACGTATATGCGCTTTTACAAGCGGCAGGAAGACGAAAGCTATAAGCAGATACCGCTCGACGTGGCAAGTCTGTAAGGGGGCGTACAATGATGGGATGTATCTATCGGGTGGGATTACGGATAAAGAACATCGGCGAGCGCATACACAGCGCGGGGTTACAGCGACTGGGGATTGCGATAATGGACTGCGCGTTAACAATGAGAGGGCGATGATGGAAAAATTATCAAGTCAAGAGCGGATATTCGTCATTACGCAAAATCTGTATGAGAATCATACGGCAGGGCTTACAAACAAAGAACTCGCTCAGATTCTCGGCACAAGCGAAACGAATATCTGCCGCGACATGGCATTGTTTGAAAAATATGGATGGGTTAACAGAAACGAAAAAGGACGCTGGAGACTTTCTCCTGTGTTTTGCGGCATTGCAGGTCAAGTTATGAAAGCTTATCAAAAAGCTCGATTGCTTTTGTCAGAAGAGGAGGCCAAATATGCTGCGGCAATGCAATGACGTATCAAATTGGGCGATATCGCCCAATTTGGACAACCACAAAAAAATTACTGATACGGAGGCAACGATATGAGTAGAAAAGTAATAGTACCGGCAGATGAAGATTCAAAAGTAATGAATGCGTTGGAAGAAAAGGAAAACGAATTGTCTGTGAGAATACAAGAGGATGATAAGCTCTTTCTTGAAGAGGGGGAAGAATACAACCTTCATGTCTGTATGATGAAATCTCGCGAATGTATAAAACAGGCAAAAAGCGCACTCACGGCACTGGGAAGGCAGCTCATTCTTATAAAGAATCATGAACCGCACGGTAATTTTATGAGTGCAGTTGAAGACCTCGGCTTGGATATACGATTTGCTAACCGCTTAATGGCAGGCGCACGTTGGAATATACAAGACTCGGAAAGACTCGAGAAGTTGGGAAAGTCAAAGTTTCTTGAGCTTACTATTCTCGACGACAAAGAAGCGGAAGCTCTTGCCGACGGCAAAGAACTTGAAGGAATAGGAACCTTTGACGATATCGCCAAAATGTCAGTGAAAGAACTCCGTTCCGCGCTCCGAGAGGAAAAGAAAAAGAGGCAAAAAGAACGGGATGCTCAGGAAGAAGCAATCAGCCAAAAAGAAAAAAAGCTGAATGAGCTTGAGCAGGAACTGCGTTATCGTCAACCGCCGACGAAGGCTGACATCGCGCAGGCAAAACTCGATGAAAAGCGGAAGCCGCTGTTTACGGCAATTATGAGCTGCATAGAAGACTTGTCGGTCGCGATCGATCGAGTGGAAGACATCTGCAGAACAGACGACGTACAGCTCGATCAGCTGACGCGCCTTGCGCGTTCGTTCGACAGTGAAATGAGTTTGCTCAAAGAAAAGCTGGATGTGCTTGACGAAGCGTTAAACGCTGCCTGTCCTATAAAGGAGGACGTGCCGTGTACGAGCAATACGCCGAACAAATGAGACGTGCGGAGAGCGCGAAAGAACGGAAGGCGGTTATCGACGAGATGCGCCGTATGTTTGCGTTCTCAACCGCGAAAGCCTATAAGGTGCTTAAAGAGAATGGCTGGGAGTCGGGGCGAAAAAAGCGGCGCGATGCGGGCAAGAGTTCGGTCGCCGAAGATACGATCAAAACCGTTGCGGCTCTTACGAAACACAGCCTGCGAAAAAACGGCAAACAGGTAATGCCGGTAACTGTCGCGCGCTCGGTACTGCTGCAAAACGGCTGGAACGTGCCGGTAAAAAACAGCCGCCTGCGGGAACTGCTACGGGAGCAGCAGCTCCAAACGGCGGAGCTGAAAAAAGCACGTCCTCATCAAAACCTTCGCTCGCTCTATCCGAACCACGTACACATGGCAGATCCGTCGGTCAGCCTTTTGTACTATTCGCCGTCCGGGAAACAGAAAATCGTAAGAGACGATGAGGAGTATAAAAACAAGTCTTTTCTGGAAGGAAAAGAAAAATGTTTGCGGTATGTACTCATCGACCATTATTCGGCATCTATCTGTGTACGCTATTATGCGGCGCACGGAGAGACGGCATCGAATATGTACGATTTTCTGCTGTATGCGTGGGGACAGAAAAAACTGCCGGTATACACATTTCACGGGCTACCCGAACTTTTGTACTGGGATAAGGGATCGGGCAATATCAATAAGGCAACCAGTACAGCGCTTGAAGCGCTGCGGGTAAAGACGGATACGCACGAGGCGGGAAACCCGAGATCAAAAGGGGCGGTCGAAATTGCGAACAACATCGTTGAAACGCACTTTGAGTGCCTCTTGAAGCTCGAAGCAGTGCACAGCATTGACGAGCTGAACGAAGCGGCCGAACGGTGGTGCGCGGCATACAACGCGAACTTGATCAGCGGGTACGACAGCCGCCTTACGCGGTACGGGAAAGCGATCGGAAGCCGGCTCGAGCTGTGGGAGCGGATACGGGCGGAACAGCTTCGGGAATTGCCGGATCGGGACGTATGCCGTTTGATATTTACCAGCGGTATGCAGAGCCGGACAGTCGGCGGAAACCTTACGATCAGCGTGTATCATCCGAAAGCAAAAGAATCGCTGTGTTACAGCGTACATACGATACCGGGCATAACGAGCGGGAGCATCGTAAACGCACAACCGATCTTAGTCGACGACGAAGCGTTGTGCTTGGTGCTGTATGAACACAACGGAAATATCGAACGCGCGGAGCTTGCTCCTGTCGCCGTCGATGATGCGGGCTTTATGGCGGGTGCCGCCGTGATCGGACAGGAATACAAGCAAAAGCGGAACACGGATCGCGAGAGAAAAAACAAAGAGCTTGAAGCGCTTGCGGGCGACGGGAAAGAAACGGCGTTTGCACCGGTTACCGAAGGCAAAGGCTTTAAGACACACAGTCTCATTAAACCTGAAAATCCGTTTATCCGGCAGACAACCGGAACGCAAATCAACGTGAGTACCGTCGAAGTGCACGACATCCTGATAAGCGGCGTCGAAGCGGCAAAGCGGGTAAAAGCTCGGCTCGGTTACGTACCGGACGGCTTTATCGCGCGTATGCAAGCGGAGTTTAACAATGCGGTACCGTCGAGTCTCATAGACGATTTGGCGGCGGAATATACAGCCGGAGCGCAGGAGCGCATCGGATAACAAGGAGCAAAGTATGTTGTCGTTACAGGCGAGGAAAAAATTTAAAATCGTTGCAGACCCGTTTACGGGCGATGTTACGAAAGCGGAAGACGTGTACATGACAAGCGATACCCGTTTTATCGCGGAGTATCTGTATCAGACGGCGCGTGTCGGCGGGATGGTCGCTCTTATCGGTGAATCGGGAAGCGGCAAGACGACGATCCGTCGATACGCGATCGACCGTATGCAAACGGAAGGGCAAAAGGTGCGCGTGATCATCCCGCGCATCATCGATAAATCGAAGCTGACCGCATCGAGTATTTGCGACGCGATCATACAGGATTGCTCGGAAGAGCATCCGAAACGGACGCTTGAAGCAAAGGCGCGGCAGATCGAGAGAATCTTGACGAACTCAAGCCGCGCCGGATGGAGCCACGTACTGATGATCGAAGAGGCACATGACCTGCACGTGCAGACGCTGAAATATTTAAAGCGGTTTTGGGAACTCGAAGACGGGTTTAAAAAGCTCTTGGCGATCGTCCTTATCGGACAGCCCGAAATGAAAGGCAAGCTCGACGAGGCTAAAAACTGGGAAGCGCGCGAAGTTATCCGCCGTATGGAAGTGCTGGAACTCGAACCGCTTAAAAGCGGTAAAGAGATAGCAGCCTATCTTGACGTAAAGTTTGCGCGGTTCGATCGGGACAGAAAGACGGTCATTACCGATGACGGGTGCGAAGCGCTCGCGATGAAGCTCAGACGGCAGACGCGGAACGAACAGCAGGTGTACAGCGTCGCCTACCCGCTGCTCGTAAACAACTGGACGAGGAAAGCGATAAACCTTGCGGCGGAACTGGGGAGCGCCGTCGTCAATGCCGATGTGGTGAACTCGTTGTAGGCGGCGGGTATGACGGTCGGAGATTTTGCGGATTTGGTTGAACGGATGCGGGAAGCGCAGAAAAATTATTTCGGGTGTCCCGCACCGTCGAACCTGCATAAAAGCAAAGAGCTTGAAAAGCAGGTAGATAACGTACTTTCGGAGCGTCGGCAGAAAATGGCGGATGCGCTGCAGACAAAATTATTTTAGGGGGATACAGATGGGCGGTAAAAGGATTTCAATCACAATAACGGACGAACAACAAAAGGCGCTGGAAGAGATGGCTCAGACGGAAGGGCTGGGACGAAGCGCGGCAATGGTACGAAGCATAACACTTAAAGCGCTCCGCTCTGCAAATCGAAGCGGCAATGTCGCGGAAATCGTTATGTCTTTGGAAAACAGCGATGAAGTTACGGAGTATGTAAGGCTGAAGCGGTTCGGTACGGTGGCATCTTTTGCGACGTACGCGATGGAAAACTTTATGCAGCGAAATCCGCTTACAGCGGCGCAAAAGGCACTTGTCGGGAAAAATATCAAAGTCGATGAAGTGGGCGCACCGTGAGGCTTCCGCTGTAGCGCGGATAGCGATTTCAATGTCGCTGTCCGTCGGAGTTTTCGCACAAATAAACTGAAAATTCATAAGACGTAAGGAGCATACAAAATGGCTGGAAAAAAGATAGACAAACGAAAAAAACTCATACAGCTTATCCACGTCGCAAAGAGCAAACTGCAGATGAGCGACGGCGATTATCGCGCACTGCTTAGCGGTGTCGGCGGAAAAGCAAGCAGCGCGGAGCTTACCGTCGCGGAGTTGGAGCAGGTTTTACGGGCGATGAAATCACTCGGATTTACGGTAAAAAAACTGCCGGTGACAGAGCTTGACCGGGGGCTTGCAAGCGATGCACAGCTCGCGTACATCAAGGGGATGTGGGAGTTGGTCAGCAGAGAAAAGACGGAGCGGTCGCTGAACCGTTTTGTAAGGCGGATCACCGGCGCCGTGCATTTGCGTTTCCTTAACGTGTACTCGGCGCAAAAGGTAACGCTTGCATTGCGGACAATGATGATCAAAGCCGGCTATGACCCCGACGGTATAGCGGTTACGGAGGCAAGATGAATTTATTGCAGGACATGGTAAGAGATGTTGTCGATCGAGGGGTGGACTACGACGATGCTCTTTGTGCCCTGCGCCACCTCGCCCGCTACTACGGCGGGCAGCACATCTATATACCGGTACATGCCGACACCGATCTCGCAGAGCAAATCAGGGGGATCCTTACGGATGCCGTCGGAGGGGCGGTTGCGGATCGGATATTAGACGTTATCGCAACTCTGTACGGCGGGGTACAACATTATATCCCGCTTGAAACGCGGGCATTTAAAAAGCAGATCGCGCTCGAAGTACATAGCGCATACGACGGCACGCAGGAGTGCATGAGGGATTTATGCCGCAAATATAACTGCTCGCTTACGCAAATTTACCGGCTGTGGCATGCGGGCGAAGCGCAGGCGAAGAAAGTTAAGGCTACAGCATCGCAGTGCGCGTTTGATTTTTAGCGGCTGTTTTATTAACGGCCGTTATAACAGGTCGGAAACAAAAAACTACTAGACTGTCGGGTATGGATACCGACAGTCTTTTTTTATGCCTCAACTTCGAAGGCAATAAAATACCGGACAAAATACAACTCTTACCTGCAGGGGAATATGTCGCAGGCCGCGACGGTCGGCGCTGGACAAAGCGCAGCGCAGAATCGATTGCACAAAAATCGAACGAGTATTTGCCGCAACACATTATCGATGAAAACCACGCGACCGACCTGAAGGCGCCGCGCGGGGAGAGCGCGCCTGCAATGGGCTGGTTTACGAACGTACGAGCGGAAGAAGACGGCTCGGTTTGGGCTGATGCCGTATGGACGTCTCGCGGCAAGACGGCTCTTGAAAATCAGGAGTATCGCTATATCTCTCCCGTGTTTGAATGCGACGCATCGGGGGAGATTATTAAAATAATGCGCGCTGCGCTCACCAACAGTCCCAATCTCGAATTGCAAAATCTCAACAGTACACAAACCGCGCCGGCGGATAATCCGGCAAAGGAGAATGTAATGAAAAAGGAAATTTGTGCGGCATTGGGGTTGCCCGAAACCGCTACTGACAACGAAGTCCTTGCCGCGATCACCACCCTGAAAACACAAGCAAACAGTGCACAGACGGTTGATCTTGCCGCTTATGCGCCGCGGGCGGATCTGGCGCAGATGGAAGCGCGAGCGGTTCAAGCGGAAAAGCTGAATGCCGAAATGAATGCCGCACAGCTTAAGGCAAAGGCAACGGCAGCCGTTGAAAAAGCTGTCGCCGATCGAAAGATCGCGCCTGCAAGCAAGGACGCATACCTTGCGATGTGTGCGACCGAAGAGGGTCTTTCGAACTTTGCAAAAATCATGGAAAGCTCACCGGCTCTCATTCCTGTGGGTGCTTCGGGGGCTTCCGGCACGCCGCCTGCTGCCGAAACGCAGGCGGAACTCAACGCGGAAGAAGAATCCTTCTGCAAGGCGATGGGCTACACCAAAGAAGAGTGGCTCAAAATCAAAGGGGGTAAATAACTATGATAATCAAAGACAGTACCTTACAGGCTTTGCGCACGATGGTGCGCGCGGAATTCAGACAGGCGTTCGACGCGGCGGTAGCCCGCGAAGACTACAAAGAGCTCGTTACGATCATAACGAGCAACACAAAATCAAATTCGTATGCGTGGCTCGGCTCTTTTCCGCAGATGCGTGAATGGATCGGCGATCGTGTCGTGAACAGTATGAAAGAGTTCGCGTACACGATCGAAAACAAAAAATACGAAGCGACGCTCGGCGTTGAACGCACCGATATCGAAGACGATAACCTCGGTCAGTACCGCGTACTTGCCCAATCGCAGGGACAGGAGACGGTGTCCTTTTTCTGGCGGCAGATCGCAAAGCTCATGACGGGCGGCTTTGAGGCACTCTGCTACGACGGACAAAACTTTTTCGACACCGACCATCCGGTTTACGAAAAAACGGACGGAACCGGCACAAACACGCCTACCTCGAACGTGCTCGGAGCCGGAAGCGGGAAACCGTGGTTTTTGCTTGCCCTCGATCGTCCCCTGAAGCCCTTCATTATGCAGGAGCGCTTTGCGCCGGAGTTTGACGAAATCAAAGATACGCAAAACGATACGGTCTTTATGAAAGACCAGTACCTCTACGGCATCCGTTACCGCGGAAACTGGGGTTACGGACTGTGGCAACAGGCGGTCGCGTCAAAAGAAGCGCTGACGCCTGAAAACTTCGGCAAGGCGTACGGAATGATGGAAGCGTTTAAGCGCGACGGCGGCGATCCGCTGGGCTTGAAAGCGACGCACCTCGTTGTCGATGCGTCAAACCGTGCTGCGGCCGAAGCGATTTTGCTGAAACAGAATTTGGCCGGCGGCGAATCGAACGTCGACTATAACCGCGTCAAACTCGTCGTTTGTCACTGGCTGTAATCGGAGGCGGAAATGGAAAAGAAAACCGAACAGTTACAGGCCGCCGCCGAAAAAGCGGCACAGGCATTGCAGGCTGTGAGCGAAAAGCTGGAAGCGGCGCAAAAAGAGCTCGCGGAAAAACCGGAAGACGAAAAGCTGAAAAAGAAAGCCGAAGGTCTTACCGCAGCAGTAGAAGCGGCAAAGCAAAAACTCGATGCCGCACAGACCGCTTTAAAAGAAGCGGAAAAGTCGGGCGACGGTACCGATGCGGACAAAGGTTCGGAAGGCAAAAAAATCCGCCTGAAAGTCCGGAACAAAACCGGTCGGCCGACGTATTACCGCGCAGGCTTGTGTTTCGGGCAGGTCGATGCGGAATACGAAGTTGCGAAAGGCATTGCAGACATTCTGCTTGCCGATCCGTGGCTTATCGCTGAGGAAGTAAAATGAAAACGCTTTTAACGGCTTCGGAGCTGGAACAGCGGGCGGCGCTTCATTCGCTGCCGCTCGGCGAGGACGGTAATCTCGATGTCGCTCGCGTGGAGCTTGCGCTCACCGATGCGACAGGGATCATCGTCGCACAGCTTCCGTGGCTGTTAAAAGACAGCGACATCATCGATCCGGTACCGGCACAGTTTGCGGCCGCCTTAAAAGGCATTTGTGCCGATATAACCGTGCACCGTTTAACGGATACGGTAACGTCGAGCGAAGATCAGAGGGCGTGGTATAGCGACAGCATTAAATTGCTTGAAAAGATAGACCGCGAGTTTAAGGGCGGATTGTCCGGCCCGGACTTACAGGAAGCGTCCATTGTTGTCGCAGGAGGGGCCGATGATGCGGACGATCCGCGCTATTGGAAAAAAGGCAAGGTGCTGTGATGGGAAGTGCAAACGTGTCGGTAAATATAAAAGAGGTCGAAGCTCTTGCTAAAAAACTCAAGGGCTACGCTTTAACGCCGGCACAAGAGAACAACCTCTTAAAGAGTCTCGGTGTCGAAATCGAGGCGCAAATATCGGAGCGTATCGAAAGCACGAAGCGAGACCCCGAAGGGAAAGCGTGGGCGGATATTGCCGATAAAACGCGGCAGTATCTTTTAAAGCATTTTCCGAGTGCACGGCCTCCGCTTTGGCGTACGGGCGAACTGCTTGACACGATCGAATCACAGGTATCCGGCGCTGTACTGCTGACCGGTGCGACAAAGGAATATGCCGGTTATTTACAGGAAGGGACGAAACGAGGAATGCCCGCCCGTCCTTTTATCGGGTTATCCGCGCAGGATATATCAGCCCTCGCGGACTTAATCGATGTATGGCTTAAGGAGCACGTTGCCGCATGAAAAAGACGTATTTGGATATACGGAACAGTGTGGTAGCACAGATAAAAGCGGCGTTTGCAAGCGACAAACGCATAAATGTTGCCGCACATCCGGGCAATTTCGACGAAGGCGAGATCCGCCGGTTGATGCAGACGACACCGGCAATTTTAACATCGCTTGTCGGAATAAACGACGAGGATGTCGCGGACGAATGCTATATCGATTTTGTGAGCTGGGTACTGCATCGAGCGGATAACAAAGATCGATTGTACGACGGCGCGTTGTCGCTCGTTTCGGCACTGGTCGGCGTTATAAAAAAAATTGACAATCCCGTGTCTTACGGCGGCGGAACAAAGATAAACGCGCAGTGCCTGTATACGGGGTCACTCGATAAAATCAACGCGACGCTCTGGGCGGTACGGTGGCGGCTTATGGCGCGGGCGGTTACTGACGGCGGTATCACATTGCCCGATGATTTGGATTGGTTTAAGGGATACGACGCAAGCCTTGCGGTCGGAACGCAAAAGGCTCGTGACATAGTCAATTTTGATTAAACAGAAGGAGATAAGTATGGCGATAGCATTTACGCAAATTCCGGCAGGCCTTTTGGTTCCGGGACAGTATCAGGAGATCGACAACAGTTTAGCGGGCGAAACGGGCGACATTAAAACCGCCCTCATCGTCGGCGTAAAGACAAAGACCGGCAAGGCGCAGGCGGGAGTACCCGTGAATGTCGTAAGCGCCTCGCAAGCTGCAGATGCCTGCGGCTACGGAAGCCCTGCCGCGATTATGGCCGCATCTTTTTTGTCGATTAACAAAACCGAAAAGCTGTACGTTTTGCCGATCGACGAACCGGCAGCGGGGACGGCATGGAAAAGGGAATATACGGTGGAAGCCGCGAACGCGGGAGCCGGAAGCGTTATGCTTACCGTCAACGGCCGCGGCGTGTGGGCAGCTGTTAGTGCAGGGCTTACAGCCGATAAAATTGCCGCCACAATCGTCGCCGCATGCAACGGACTCGAAAACAACCCGATCGAAGCGACTGCCGACGGTGCGGGGAAAATCACCTTTTCTTCTATTTATAAGGGAGCCGCAGGGAACAAAAACACGCTTGAGGTAAAAAGCCTTGCCGCAGGCGTTACCGTAAAGGCCGGGACGAAAACCGACGGAACGGGAGTTGCAGACCTTTCAAAGCTCCCTGAAATGCTCGGTGCAAAGCGGTGGAATTACATCGTCTTTGACTTTGACGATGAAGCGAGTATCAAACTCTTGGCGGAAGAGCTTGAAAGCCGCTATTCTGCAACGCGGCAAATAGGCGGACGCGCGTTCGTCGCTCTTTCGGGGAAGATCGGAAGCGCGAGCGAAGCAGGATCGATCCTTGCTCAGGCGGTAAAAATCAACTCTCCTCATATCTGCCTTATCCCGCGCGGGGAAGCCGTATCGCTTCCGTGCGAGTGGGCATCGCGTTTCGCGGCTTCTGCCTGCCGTATTTTAGCGGACGATCCGAGCGCCAATACCTACGACACAAAAGTTGTAGGCTTAGGTGCCGACAGTGAATACGATTTTGACACGCGGCAAAAACTGCTTGAGGCGGGCGTAGCGACGTGGCGGCTCGATCCGACAGGGAACGTACTTATCGAGCGGCTCGTCACGAGCTACACAGAAAACACGGACGGCGGCCGCGACACGAGTTACCTCGACATTCAGATTGTCGAAACGGTCGATGCGGTGCGCACCTATATCAACGCCGAAGCGAAAAAACGTTTTAAGGCGTGGAAGCTCGCGAGCACCGACGAAAACTTCGGCGCGGGTGCGAAGGTGATGACACCGGGAATCTGGCGGAGTTTTTTGGCCGACCTGTACCAAACGGTTTTCATTGGGCAGAAAAACTGGTGTCAGGACTTTGAAAGCTATAAAGCGTCAATCCTTGTCGAAGTGAAAGCCGGAAGCAAAACACGGCTCGAATATCGGCATCAGCCGGTTTTAATCGGTCAGTTCCTCATCGGCGCAGGACTCAATCAATTCAAATAGGAGGAAATGAATATGCAGTTGTTAAAGGTTTCAAGAGTTATATCGACAAGTTTGGGAGAGCTGCCCTTAAAGGAAGGAGGCGCGACGTTTAAGCCGTCGAGCTTCAAACGGGAAACGCAAGTCGGCGAAGTGCATGAAAACACGGGCTATGTCGAAACGCCGACAGCGGCGGAGCTTGTGCTGACGCTGAACGCGGCGATCGACCCGCAGGAATTTGCGAACGTGTCAAACGATACACTCACTATTTTTTTGTCAGGCGGCAGTCAGCACATGATGCCTGCTGCATGGGTAACAGAGGCGGTAGAGCTTTCTAAGGGCGAGCTTAAAGTGACGTACAACTCGGCAAAGAGCCAAAAGCTCGTGTAAGGAGAGGTTGTGAAAACGATTTATTTGAAGCATCCGGTTACGCTCGGAGAAAGAACCGTTTCGGAGCTGACGCTTTCTCAGCCGAAGGTAAAGCACTTTATGCGCACCGACGGACATGCGGCTGGTGATGTAGCATCGGATATTGCGCTTTTATCCGGCCTTACCGGAGAACCCGAATCGCTTTTGCAGGAGATCGACCCGCGCGATTGGGCGAATATCCGGTACGATCTGCAAAAGATCTACGCGGTCTTTTTCGGCCTTAAAGCGGACTATGAAGACCCGAGCGACGAGGCGAACGCGGGAGAAGACCCTACCAAGGCGGCGGACTGACCGCTGCCGAAGTATGCGATTTTCTATTTGAAACGGTAACCGAGCTTATGAGCCTTTTGCCGTCCTTGCCGTATACCGTTATTTTGAACTTTTCGTGGAAAGAACTCAAGAAATGGCATGCGGCGGCGGTAAAAAACTATAAGACTGTCAACGGAATAAAATAATGGCTGACATAAAAACAGGCGTACTGCTTTCCTTAAGAGACAAATTTTCTCAAGAGATAAAAGGTGCCGGCGCCGCTACGCAAAAGTTTGCGTCTACAGCAATGTCTGCCGTCAATAAAGTCGATAGCGTTTTTTCGGGGATGACAGCAAAACTCGGCGCGCTCGGTGTGTCGCTCTCTCTCGGCGCCGCCTCGAATCAGATCATCGATATGGATGCCCGTCTTACCCGCATGGGCATGACCGCCGCCGCACAGGCGGATGACGCTGTCATCAGCAAAAAACTGCACGATTTCGGCCTGAAACAGGTGGAAATCAGCGCCAGTCCGGTGAAAGGCCTGCGCAGCGTCGTCACCGAACAGGGCATCTTCTACGCTAGTGAGGACGGCAAATACTACCTGCAAGGCGACCTGGTCGAACTGGGCGACAAGGGGCCGGTTGACCTCAGCAACCGCCCGCTTTTGCCCAAACTGGAAGCGCTGAAAGACGAGATGATCATCTTTCCGGCCAAGGACGAAAAATACGCCATCACTGTCTTCTTCGACACCTCCTGCCACTACTGCCAGCTGCTGCATAAAGACATCGCCAAGAACAACGAAAACGGC